AACTCAGTATATCAAGATGGGCCGTGATACAAACGGTGCAATGCAAGCAATGGCCATTATGCCTACTAAGCTTGATATGTCTGATTATGCAACACAGGTTCAGTTAGCAGCACAGAAGCAGGCACTCTTTAATCAGCTAATGAAGCAGGGCTCTACTAACCTTCTTAACTTTGGTAAAAATACTCAGTGGGCTGGTCGTCAGCTTATGGTTGGTTTTACCCTTCCACTTATGGCTGTTGGAACAGCAGCAGCAAAATCTTTTATGGACATGGAAGCTCAAGCGATTAAGTTTAAAAAGGTATACGGAGACTTATTTACTCCAGCTGAAGAAACAGAACAAGCCTTAGCAAATATTACAGAGCTTGGTAAGCAGTTTACTAAATATGGAGTTGCTGTATCTACTACTGTTGGATTAGCAGCAGATGCTGCTGCAGCAGGTTTTTCAGGTTTAGATCTTCAAAGACAAACAACAGAAGCAACACGTCTTTCTATTCTTGGACAAATTGAAAGTCAGCAGGCTCTTGAAACTACTATCTCTTTACAAAATGCTTTTGGAATGTCTTCTGCAAAACTTGCAGATTCTATTAACTTCCTTAACGCAGTAGAAAACCAAACAGTTGTATCACTTGATGATATTACTACTGCTATTCCAAAGGTAGCGCCAGTAATCCAGCAACTTGGTGGAGATGTTAAAGACTTAGCATTTTTTATGGCAGCAATGAAAGAAGGTGGAATTAATGCATCAGAAGGAGCAAACGCATTAAAGTCTGGTCTTGCTTCTTTAATTAATCCAACAGGTAAAGCAAGTGCAATGCTTAAGTCTTTTGGAATTAATGCAACTGCAATTGTTGAGAATAATAAGGGTGATCTTAAAGCAACAGTTATTGAATTTGCTAATGCGCTTAATGCACTAGATCCACTTAACAGGGCCCAGGTTATTGAGCAGATGTTTGGCAAGTTCCAGTTTGCACGTCTATCAGCATTGTTTGCAAACGTAACCAAAGAAGGAAATCAAGCTGCAAGAGTTCTTGGTTTGGCAAATTCATCAGTAGAAGAACTTTCTTCGCTATCTGAAAAAGAATTAGGTCAAACTGCAGAATCAGCAATGAATAAATTTAAGAAAACAGTTGAAGATCTTAAAGTTGCCATCATTCCTGTAGGAAAAGCATTTCTAGAGGCAGTAACTCCAATTGTTGAGTTTGTTGCAAATATACTTGAAAAGTTTGCAAATCTTTCAGATGGAACTAAAAAAGTAATAACACTTTTAACTGTTGGAATTGGAGCGGTAGGTCCAGTACTACTTATGACGTTTGGTTTGCTTGCCAACGGTGTTGCAAATATAATTAAACTATTTATGACACTTCGTAACGGGTATCAAAGATTAACTGGTCAGTCTCAAATACTTGGCGAACAAACTCAGTACATGACAATGGAGCAGCTAGATGCTGCAGCAGCAGCTCACTCTCTTAATCAGACACACGCAACATTAACACAAACCTTTACGGCAGAAGCAGCAGCAATACAAAAACTTATAGCAGCATATTCTTCGGCAGCAGTAGCATCGGCAAACTTTGCTAGAGCTAATCCTGGAATGATGATGCCAGGAACAGGAGCAAAGAAGTTTGCACAGGGGGGAATAATTTCAGGACCTGGAGGGCCAACCTCTGACTCAGTTCCAATTATGGCTTCTAATGGAGAAGCAATTATTTCTGCAGAAATAGTTAAAAAGTATCCTGGAATAGTTGAAGGACTTATTTCTGGAAACATACCTGGATTTAAGAGAGCTGGAATTGTTGGTGGAGACAAGGCGTTTAGGCTTCAAGATTCTTATGAGTTAGGACATTTCGCTCCAGCAATGAAAATGACTGGATCAGAATTACTAGAATTTGCTAAAACACAAACTCAAAGCGTTAAAGATACTATTAATACATTAATTGCTTCAGTTCAAGATGGACTAGAGCATGCGTTTGATGTATTTTCAAATGAAGTTGTAGTTCAAAGTTCAGACCTTAATCAAGCAATTGGAGAAGTTGGCTCAGGTAAAAGAGCATCAACAGAATTATTTAAACAGGAAGCAGTGTCTGGTGCTGGTGCATATAATGCTCCATTGCTTGTTAAGATGCAAGAGGCTGGTGCTTCTCCAGAAGAGCTAGAGATTGCAGTTAAAGATTTAGCAAAAGAGTTTGAAAAAGGAATAGACGGCTTAAAGGATCAAACAACTGTTACCGCAGAAGAAATTAATAAAATAACACAAGACGCATATGATGTTGTCGCAAAAACAAATGAACAAGTTAGAGCTGCTCGTGAAGAACTAAGAAAACCTGGAGCAATGAAAGAGCAGTTTGGTGCAGTAAAAACTGGCGGAAGAACTCAATTTAGAGGAGCGTATAACTCTTCAACAAATAGAAGAAAAGTTAATAAAGTAGTACAAGAACAATTGCCAGGACGTTTTCCTACTCAGCAAGGAGGAAAGTTTACAACAAAGGCAGCACAAGAAGCAGGCATGAGAGATGCTGCAGCAATTAAAGAAATGTACTCAAAATTAAGTAAAGAAACAAAGAAGATGCTTGATGCATATGTTGGTGACATTAAGTTAATGTCTAAAAAGGTTGTAGAAGAAGCACGTAAAGCTGGAATTGATGTAGGACAATATACAATAGAGGGAATTGCAATAGGAGCAGAAACCAAGTCTCCTTCAAAAAAGGCTATAAAGGTTGGCCAAGATATTGGTCGTGGACTTGAAGTTGGAATGGATAGCAAGGTTGATGATGTCCAAAGGTCTGGAGAACAACTTGGTACAGCTGCAACAGGTGGAACTCAGTCTGGAGTACGTAAGTCTGGAGCACGTAGAGTATCAGTACCACAGGGATCTCCTTTATCAAGAGGTATAGCAATATCTGATCCAGCATTACTATCAATGGCTTATCAAGAAGACATGATGAGAAGCAAGGTAAAAGAACAAGCTACCAAGATGCAGGTCATGAATCAAAGAATGGACCAGCTTAATAAAGGATTGATGGGTGGAACCTTTGCACTGACATCTCTTGCAGGTGCTGGCTCTATGTTTGGCGGAACAATGGGTACTGTTTCTCAACAGGTAATGAAGTTCTCTGGACTATTGTTTGGACTAATGTCTGTTACACAACTACTAACACAAACAAAAATGGCAGAGTTAGTTGCGACAAGATTATCAATTGCTTCAAGTGCAATGAAGATGGCTAAGGGTGGTGGAGGAATTGCTGCAATGCCTGGACTTGTTGGAAAGTCTGGTTTAATGGGTAATATAGCAAGACTTGGACTTGGGATTACAAAGTTTCTTGGTCCAATAGGCCTAGCAACAACAGCAGTTGTAGCAGCTTATGGAGCATTTAAGTTCCTTAAGCACAGAAGCGATCAAGCAGCATTTGCTGCTGAGGGGCTTGCAAAAGCAATGACTTTATCAAAAGATAAGGTTAAAATTTTAGCAGACTTGTTAGGTCAAACACCTACAGCAAGAGCAGGCTCTGGAGCAAGAGTCAGCGCTAATCAGCTTGACGCTAAAGAGCAAACTGCTGTAGATGAATTAAGAAGCAGTCAAGAATTTTTAGATAAATATAAAAATGAAATTAAAGCAATTAAGCAGGCAACAGTAGGAGAGGCAGAAATTGCTTTTAATGCTATTGCTTTAGACTTAAGTGGACAAGGTTTTACAGATGAGGCTATTAAAACTTATATTGATGCTTTAGGTGAAGAAGCTGGTAAAACAGATGTTGCATTAAAATTTAAAAAGATTGACCTTACTAGCGAATCAGGCAAAAAGGCTGTAGTAGATTTAGCAAAAGATGTAACAAAAGGACTTAATAAAGCATTTAAAGGAAAGATAATTCCTTTACCAATATCAGATAATATGACTGCAGGTGCTACTGCTACATCTAAAATGGAATTAACAAAAGAGCAGCAAAAACAATTAAACATTTCATCTGCAGCACTTGCTAACACCTTTGCTGGGCTAACTACAGCATTTGGAAATCAAACAATTAAAGCAGACGAATATAATAAAAAGATGGCAGAGATATCAAATACCATTCCTCAAGGAACCGTAGGAATGATGTTGATGGATAAGATCATGACTAATTTAAATCCTGAGTTTGCTAAAGCAGCTGCTGGCATAACAGACTATGATACAAAGATGTTATTGTTAAGAGCTTCTTTGGTTAATGCATCTGTTGCTCAAAGTATTTTTACAGACTTAATGTCAAAGAATCCAGCTAAAATAGCAGCAGCAAAAGCAGAACTAGAAAAATACAGACTTGTTACTGATGCCATTGCAAGTCAAGTTGTTGCTACAAAACCTTTTGAAACAACAAATACAACCACAAAAGAAAAAAGCCCATTTCAACTAGCAATTGAACAATTAAAGCAACAAAGAAAAGAGATGGTTGGTACAACAAAAGCTTACAGCACTCTAAGAAATGCTGGAGTTGCAGCAGGAAAAGCATTTGCAATAGCAAAAGATCCAATACTAGCAGCAGGAATAAACTCTACAAAAGTTGGAACTAAAAAATGGAAAGAGTTAATTAAGTTAATTAAGGAAACTGATGCAGCATTGGTTAAGAGTAAGCTTACAGAGCTACGTGCAGACAGAGACTATACAAGGCAGTTTACTGCTATAGTTCCAGTATTAAAAGATCTAGGGTTAAATGCAGAAGAAATTAAAAATATTTTTGATGATCCTTCTTTTGCACAACAATTTATTAAAAATGTAAAAAATGGAAAACTGCAAGCAGAAGACCTTAATAAGATTATTACAGTTACGATGCAGGATAGAACTGCTAAACTTGATTTTGAAACATCTCTTCAGACAGAAGAAGAAAAGTTTAAGTCTCTTGTAGAACGTACATCAGCTTTAATAGCTCTTCGTGAAAAGTTAATTGATATAGATTTTGCACCAAAACTAAAGAAAGAAAATGATGCATTAAAATCTCAAGAAGATTCTCTTCAATCTATAAACGATAAAATTGATGAAGTTACAAAATCTCAACTTGATCCACTACGTGCAAGAATTGATGCAAATAGTTTTGCTCTTGAAGCAATATCAAGACAAGAAGATATTGTTAATGAAAAATATGATACACAAATAGCAGCATTAGAAAAAATTGAAACAATAAATCAAGATATTGCAAATGTACAAAAACAAAGAATGACTATTGCAGATGCAATTACTCGTGGAGATATATCTGCAGCAGCAGCAGCAGTACAAGAAGCAAGAGATCAACAAGCTCAATCTGCTTTGGCTGGATTAAAAAATGGATTAACAGCAAGTCGTGATGCAACCATTGCAGGACTTGGAAGAAATAAACTTGAAAAGGAAAATAAAGATTTACAATATCAGATTAGTGTTATTGAAAATACAACTCTACTAACTCTTGAAGCACAGAAAAAAACTATTGAGGGGCAAATAGAAGCAACTCAAAGAAAAATAGCTGCACTAGAATCAGAAGCTCAAAAGCTAAAAGATGGAGCTATTTATGCTGGGCAAACAAAACAACAAATTGCTGACCAAGAAGAATTAATAGGCTTAGCAGATGCAGCAGGAATAAAATATAACAGTACTTTAATTAAGCAATTAGCAAATGCAGAAGGAATCGCTGCAGCTATAGCTTCTTTAGATAGAGAAGTTACTACAGTTCATAATGTAGTAACAAACTCTTCTGGAACATCATCTGGAACAACATCTGGTACTTCAGGAAGTAACTCTCAATTTGGATCAAACACTCCTTGGGCCCAGGCAGCAGCAGCGCTATCTAAGCCAAAGTCTGGTACTTCAGGAAACAACTCCCAGTTTGGCTCAAATACTCCTTGGGCTTTAGCTGCTGCATCAAGTAAGGTAGGTAAGATGTCTAGGGGTGGACTAGTTCCTAAGTATTTTGCAGCAGGTGGATTTGCTCGTGGCACCGATACAGTTCCAGCCATGCTCACCCCTGGAGAGTTTATAGTTAATAAATATGCAGCAAGTGCAGCAGGCCCAATGCTTCAGTCATTAAACGAGTCAAAGTATCCATCAATGCTAGGAGGGCCTAGATCAATAAATGTTCCAGTACTTAATAATTCTACATCAATGGATAATAGCTCAACGGCAGTGTATAATTATACTTTAGGATTTAATATTAATGGGTCTAGCTCAAACGCTAATGATATTGCAAGATCAGTTATGAAAGAAATAAAAAATATTGATTCACAGAGAATAAGGGGGAGAAGCATATAATGGCTACTGGTGCATACCTAAGCGGAAGACGTAGATATTCTCGTCCACAAGCAATCCTCTGGGCAAACAACTCAGGGACCCTCTCTGACGGCCTCTACGTGCCCACAGGCCTTGAAGTAGGGGTAGACACTGATGAAGATGACCAAAGTATTCTAGATCAGTTTATAGTGCTTTCAGACCACAATAGATCAGAAATGCAATTTACCAATCAAAGAATTGAACAGCGTCAAAGAACCATTAATGGAAGAATGCGTTCCTATCATATTGCAGATAAGTTAAGTATGTCAGTTTCATGGAATATGCTTCCATCAAGATCTTATAATGGTTCAGCAATGTATGATACAGAAACAGGGCTATCTCCCAATGCAAGATCACAAAATGAATATACATCAGATGGTGGGGCTGGAGGAGCAGAGATTCTTGATTGGTATGAGAGTCATCCAGGACCATTTTGGATGTATCTAGCATATGATAAATATAATAATTTTGGTCCAACAGAAGAAGATTCAGATGCTGCATATAAGCATCTTGCAGAATATAATCAGATAATTCAAGTTTACATATCAGATTTTAGCTATACCGTTGTAAAGCGTGGAGCAAACAACCATGACCTTTGGAATATTTCAGTAACGCTGGAAGAGGTTTAATGTGTTTGTAAGTAACGAATTAAAAACACATTTAGAGTCTTCTCCAACTATTCAGTTACAGTCACTTGTGCTTGCAGAGTGGAACATGAATATGCCAGACAACATATCTAAGATTGGAAACTATAGATATAGACCACAAGAAGTTAATTCACAGTTCCTAACACTTCCTAATACTTTTGATAATTCAGATACTGGTTATTACTATACAGGAGCAACAGATGCTGATGTTACCATTGATGGTGGATTTAAAAATGATGGAACTCCTCAATTATTTACATCAGTAAAAGAAAAAAATAAACTTATATATTCTTTGGAAGATTGTGTTAAGCCATTTAGACCACGGTCTGGAATAAATAAAGCTGCGTTCTTTAAAGGAAAATATTTATCTAACTCTGGTGCTAATCTTGCAAGAAGGCCTAGATATTATATGCCAGCAAGAGATGACCAATTTAAATATTGGACATCCTATAGAACAGAAACTATGTATAAGTATGTATATACCAATGGTCCAATAGCTTATGGATTTAGTCCAACTTTTACTGATGATAATAATACTGATCCGCCAACTATTAAGAATGGTATACCTTTAAATTCAGAACGTGGTATTGCAAAGATTCCAGTAAATGGAAACTACTACATAGATGATGCAGTTCCATTTGTAGTATACAAAAATAGTGTTCCTGCAAATAGGTTAATAGTTAAAATGCAAACACATGTTGGTGATATTAATCTTGGCCCATTTACAGATAAAACAAAAACTTTTGAAGATCCATTTTTTGGCAATACAAATAAAGCAACTCCAACAAGATGGAAAATACAGTATTTAGATGGAACAAGCTGGACAGATGCTTATACTTTTAATGAAAATAATACACGTGAAGACTCTACTCCAATTATTAGTCATGATGGATATGTTGAGTTACAATATGGAATAAAAAATATACCAGACAAATTTAAAGAAAGTTTTGTAGTGGCAGAAACTTTTTCTTCTAGCTCTTTATTGCCAACCGTATCTATTCATGGATATGCATATTTAGTTATTGAAAATGAACAAAGTGTTGGAGAATATCATATTTGGAATAATATAACCAAAGAATATGAATCATTTACTCCAGACTACGGCTGGCTTCTTGGCAGTGAACAAATAAATAATAAAACATCGTTTGTGACAGATTTAACAAACCCATCGTCATTTTTAAAAAATGGTAATAAAAAAATATTTTATAGAGAGTTTCAGGAAATTCTTGGCCTAAGAATAGTAGTAGAAAGAATGAATAAGTTTGATGCAACATTTGATCTTATTGAAATGTCACCAAGACTAGTAGTAGATGTATCTGATAAAGTAATTGAATATAGTGTTAAGAAAAATCTTGCAGACTTGTCTAGTTCATCTTTGCCAGTTGGACAACTTTTAGCTTCAACTGGAAGAATTTCTTTGTTTGATGATGATCAAGCATTTAATGAAAATAATGACTTAAGTATAGTTTATAAATATATTCGTAAAAACATTAAGTTTAATTTTTATGAAAAGATACTAAATGTAAATGAATTTGATTACTGGGTTCCAATTAAAACTTTATATTCTGAAGGATTTCCACAAGCAAATGTTACTGCTGGAACATTAGAGATTGAACTAAGAGATTTTTATTTTTTCTTAGAATCTATGCCAGCACCAAAAATGCTAGTAACACAGGTATCTATTAGTTACGCCATTAGTCTTCTATTAGACTACATAGGATTTAGCAACTATTCATTTTATAGAGCATTAAATGAACCAGAACCAATAATCCCATATTTTTTTGTTGCACCTGATCAAAATGTTGCTGAAGTATTAAGTCAATTAGCTATATCAACTCAGAGTGCAATGTTCTTTGATGAATATAATAATTTTATTGTAATGAGTAAAAACTATATGCTTCCATCAGCGCCATATACTAGAGACATATCTATGACTTTAACAGGATCAAATAACCAAGCTCTAGATGGAATTGTAGAGAACCAAACATCTGGGGCTTTGCCTAATATTCTAAGTATTGCATCAGAAAATAAAAAAATTTATAATAATGGAAAAATTAACTATACAACAAGATATATTCAAAAGTCTTATGGCTCAATTCGTCAAGGATCAATGATAGATAAAGAAAAAACCTGGATCTATAAACCATCGCTTTTGTGGGAAGTAGCAGGAACAGATTCTGTTAAAACAGTTAATGAGATTGCATCAAAACAAAGTAGCTATATGCTTGCAGCATTGCCATTAAACTCAGATTTATCTTCTACTCCACCATCAGTAGTTAATCACAAGATAACTAATAATGTTATTGATTTAGGAGAAAATGTTTATTGGCTTAGTAGGTATCAGGGATATTTTTATTCTAATGGAGAAGTTATTAAATTTGATGCTGCACAGTTTAATGTTACTCTTCCAATTTGGTATGACATTAATAAAGATGGAACACTTTCAGATAAAAATCCAAGCATAGTTTTGCCTGGAAGACTTGCTCCAACAAATTTTATTGATAACTTAGATTCGTTAGTTTTATCTGGGGCCATCAAAGAAGAAGAAAAAGCAAAAAGAATTCAAGAGTGGAGAAATACACATCGTCAAGGAAGTAGCAATGTATGGATTACAAATAATCAGGAATACCAAAACTACTTTAAGTCAATTCCATTTAATGGAAAAATTTATCCTACAGGACTTGTAAGAATATACTCTGAGCCATACTATGAAACAGTTGATGGAATTACTCGTCTACAAAATGGTCCAGTATATCAACATGGTCGTGCTCAGTTTGGAACTACTATTGCTTCGCATAATGCAGGAATAAGTCCATACTGGTCTAACAATGAATATGTTAGAGGGTGTGAAATGAAAAGTAATTATTTGTTCACAACAACTCTTTTAGAAGATATTTCTTTGCCACAAACTGTTGTTGGTGCAGCAGGTGTAAATAACACAAAAGCAAGATTAGCATCCAGAAGCGGTACTATAAAAAACTTTATGGCATCAAGCCATTCATCAGAAACTTCAAACAATAATAAAGTTTCAACTGAATCTGCAACAATACAATCATCTGCATTGGTTATAAATGGACCATCATTTACAGTATTAGAAACACCAATCAATCTTGTTTCTTATGTATATAAAGAACTTAATAGTGCTTATAAGCATTTTGGAACAAGAATGAGAATTATTGGTAAAATTGAAAATAATGAAAATCGTGGACAAACACCAAATGGAAGCGTACCTTATTATCAAGTTCCAGGAACTCAACCAAATCAAAATGTAAGCATTGGAGGTAGTTCTGGAGGTTTAGCTGTAATGTTAAATCCAGAAACAAACAATGGTTATTATTTTGAAATAGCTGCGCTAACAGAAGAAAACATAGAATCATATCTAAAATTAGATAAATCAGGTAATTCAAATATATCAATTAACAATGTTGTGTTTTATAAGGTTAAAAAAGATGCATCAAATAATGATGCAATTCCAATTAAGCTTTACGGCGGACTTGCAAAAATAATTGTAGACGATGGAAGATTTACAGGTCAATATAGATCAGCAGGAGAAGAAAATACAACTGTATATGATTTAGCTGTTGAATATGAAAATATTGGAAAGACTAGAAGATTTTATTTATATATTAATGGTAAGCTAATTAAGATAGTTGATGATCCAGATCCGTTGCCAATCTATAATAATATGGCACCATTTGTTCGTGGATCATCTAGATGTATGTTTGAAAACATATATGCTATATCACAAAATTATTCACAAAATACAGTAGCATCTGTTTCTACTCCAATTTCAAAGGTGTTTGGAGAGACTGAAGAGTCTAAAAGATTTATTAAGTCCACTGGACTATTTGGAGATAATGAGATAAACCTTAATGAGTCATTTAGAAAATATGCTTTAAGTGGAGTTGTTCAATCAACATATCTTTCTGGAATAAGTGCTCAACAGCCACCAAAATATAATATTTATTTTGACGAGTTTGGTTCAATAATGAGAGAGTGTTCTTATTTTGATATTAAATATGACAGAGCATATCCAGCATTATATGCTCAAATTTCTCCAACATTTAACAGACTAAAAGGTTATACCACATCAGGATTTTATGCAGATTCTTATGGAGCAGAGTTTTTAATATTCAATGCTACAGATACAGCATTAAACCTTGATGAGACAACTGGAAACTATTTAAGAATACAAGGAATTACTTTTACACAGGATACAACACATGAGTTGACAGTAGATGAATACTTTAAGAAAAAAGGAAATCTCTCAAATCCACAATTAGACTCATCATCCACAATAACTTCTTCACTAGTTGAAAAAGAAAAATTTGATAATATAAAGTTAAGTAGAATGATCCATGGAAATAATGAGTTTACATTAGACACACCATACATTCAAACAGAAGATGATGCAGAAAACCTTATGGGGTGGATAATTAATAAAACAATGGTTCCAAGAAAATCAATTGGAGTAAAAATTTTTTCAACACCTACAATTCAACTAGGAGATATTGTGAACATAAACTATAAAAATAATGATGGTGTAGATTTGGTTGCTTCTTTAGAAGAAAAGTATGTTGTATATAACATTGAATATTCAAGAAGCATAAGTGGCCCAGACATGACTGTATACCTGGCGGAGGTTTAAGATGCCTAGAGACTCTCAGTTTGGTTCAAATACTCCATGGGCAAAAGCAGTTGCTGCAAATCAACCAACGAGTGAATCACCAAAGCAAGCACACTACGGTCCTCCTACACCACCGCCAGCAACAAAGTCAGCTCCCTCTACTAGTACACCAAGTACATCAGGATCAAATTCGCAATTTGGTTCAGATACACCTTGGGCAAAAGCTGCCGCAGCAAATCAAGCAGCGAGTGAATCACCAAAACAAGGACACTATGGCCCTCCTGCGCCACCAAAGCAGGTAGAGCCAGAGCCAGATCTAAAATCAGCTACAGTAAGTGCAACACCTTATGTTCCTCAAAATAACAATATTCCTTCCTTTTCACCACCGCCAGCAATAAAAACTGCAACACCAGACATTATTTTATTTGATGAAGAGGCTGTACCAATTGAGGTAATGTCTGATTTAATATTTGAAAATATTGGTGGCCAAGAATTAATAAGTATAGTTAGATCAGATATTGTTAATGGGCAAAAAATTATATATCAGCCAATTAAAAATTTATCAAGCATTCAGCAACAGTACAACCCCAATAACATACTTGGACTACAGCAGACATCTGATAAGTATTTTGCTGGATTTTCAATAAAACTAGAAGACAAAATTCCAAACCAAGGAAATGGCGCAAATGGTAAAAATGTCTATCTGGAAGAAAATGGTGACTTAGTTATTGAGCTTATTAATCTTAATGATGATGAGCAAGTAGAAACTCAGATAACTTTAAATGGTACAATATATGAAGCGAATCTTGGAGAGTACGAATAATGATAACTAATACTGGCAAAAATATTATTGCTAAATATCTTCTTGGACAGGCTCCAGCTTTTGCATCCTATATAGCTGTTGGCTGCGGGGCAAAGCCATTTGCTACTGGAGATATTGTTGGTGATTATTCCACAAAAACAAATTTGGACTTTGAAATGTTTCGTGTTCCAATATCTTCAAGAGGTTTTGTAAATGAAAACGGTATGGATAAAATTGTTCTTACCGCAGAATTACCTACAGAAGAAAGATATGAGATAACAGAGGTAGGTCTATATTCCGCAGGATCAAATCCTTCTGCTGGATCATATGATAGCAAAACTATATTTGCCTTTACACAAACAGAAAATTGGCAATACCATGCTGAAAATTCAGTATCAGGACTTGCTACTTACTTAGCAGCACTTGATGCTCCTGCAAACAACAATATTATTTCAATTCCTGTCCCTGTTTTTCAAGCTACAGCAGACAATCCAATATTTTCTAAGTCTCCAAGATTTGAAAGGTATGAGCCTTCAAGATTTTTAAATAATGTAATTTTGATAGCTGGAGATGAATCAAATATAACTCTAAGTGAAGAAAGCGGAGATTCTCAAAATACATTTGTTGTAGAGTCTGGCTCAAATCACATACATCTAACTGGAACAACTCTTGATTTTACAAGAAACTCACCAGTGGATGAGCTAAGACTGGCTTTTTCTTTGGTAAATAGAGATGGAGAATCAATACAAACGCCAGAAGCGGTAAGAGTATTAATTGAGTTTGCATCAACAGAATCTCAAAATGCAGAATTTGCAAGATTTGAAGCAGAAGTTGTAGATGATTCTAGTGGTGGAGAGTATGATTTTTCTACAGAAAGATATTTTGTTGTTAAAAAACAACTACAAGAGCTTATTACAAGTCCAAACTTTACATGGAATGCTGTTACTGTTGTTAAAATATATGCTTGTGTTCTTGAAAGAAACAACAACTCAGAAACCCCAACTGGAAATTTTTATGTATCTTTAGACTCGCTTAGACTAGAAAATATTGGAACAGTTAATCCTCTATATGGATTAACAGGATATTCAGTTATTCAAAATTCAAGTGCATCTACTGTTGTTAAAAGTCCAAACACTAACAATTATATTGAGTTTAGATTTTCTGTAGACGTATCTGGGGGAACTGTTTCATAATGGCAGATAAAGGAATTAAAAAAGTAATTATAAAAAAACAAAGCCTTCCTGCAATAGCTTTTGATAGCCTTTCATATATTTTTAAATATAGAATAATCTCTGAGGATAAAAATAGAACTTCACAGTGGTCTCCAATAAATTTAGTTATAGACGATTCTATTGTCACCGTATCTGGGGCAATCAATGTCTCACCTGCAATAACTACAATTGTTTGGGGGGATGAAGTTAATAGGCCAAAATATGATGTATTTGTTGGTTTTGATTCTTCAACTCCAGTTTATCATGGAACGTCTCCAATACATACATATTCTGTTATCAATACTGGTACAATTAATATTCGTGTAATTATTCAGGTGGAATCTTCCAAAAAAGAGTTAAACGAAAATCTTCAGATCTATGATTCAGGAATAGAATCTTTGGTATAATGAAAATAGGAGAAAATTATGGCTAAAGTACCTTTACCAGAAAGAGGGCAACCTCTTGATGTTACATATCTGTATAGTTTAGTTGATGCAGTTAATGATTTGTCTACTCAAATATCTTCAGCAACATATAACTATACAACAATTGATACAGTTAGTGCTGGAAAACAAAACATTAAAACATCTGAGACTAGAGTTATCGGAGGATATGTTGAGGTTGCAAATAACTCAACAGTGTCTTCTGGAAATGAAAAAACATTCACATATGACTTTAGTGATTTTAAGTATGCTCCAATTGTTTCAGCAACAGCAGTAAATATTGGCCAGACACCAGCAGGGCAAAATGTAAATGTTATTTTAAAAACGGTAACAACTTCAAGAGTTGAAGGAGTTGTAAGATTTGGATCTTCTGGAGACTTATCTTTAGCTGTACATTTAGTCATTGTTGGAATTCCAAACTAAGGATAAAGTAAAAACATGACTTGCATCAAATGTAAAGGAAGAGTATTTGTTGATAGACAGTATACAAGCGTTATGCATATAGAAACATACTGCATTTCTTGTGGACTAAGATCTTTTTTTCATCCACCTACAGAAAGTGAAAAAGGCAGATGGCTACTGGCAAAGGAATTATCCAGAGTGAAGCTTACAATAACGACGCTGTAATTAAAGGTAATCAAAAAATATGGTTTTTAAATGGAGACTTGGTTAGGCTTCACCATAGCTCAAGATCTACTGGATTAGTTTCTGTTTATAATATAACAAAAGATCGTTTAGAAACATGCATGCGTTCTGATTTTAGAAAAAATAGAGAAAGAGCATATACTGTTACAGAGACTGCTAAGTTAGTTAATCGTCATAGAAAATATATGCCTAAGCTAATAAAAAATGGAGTAATACCTCCACCAGTTGGAGCAAGATTAGATGGTGTTCGTGGTTGGCAAATAAGATCTTATTATTCAGAAAGCATGGTAAGGGATATACGTGCTATACTTTCTACTATACATATTGGACAACCAAGAAAAGACAAATTAATAACAAATAATATGACTCCTACAAGCCAAGAATTGACACGGCGAATGGGAGACGGTATACTTACATATACGAGAACAGAAGATGGAAGATATATTCCAGTCTGGTCTGAGAATATTTAAAATAGAAATGGGTGGGTAATGGAAAACGATTCAACTAAAGTAAATGTAACACTTGGCTATACTCTTAATCTAGGAAACTTTCAATCATTAAGACTTGACCTTGGTGTTTCAGATAGTGCACGTAATGGAGAAACAGTAGACCAGGCTTTTAATCGTGTCTATAAGTTTGTAGAAGACAAGCTTACAGAAAAGATTAAGGAAGCACAAGAAGAAGCTTCTGAAGGCTAATGGCTGATCGCAAAGACCGAATGGCTTTGCTCAGTCGCTACAATAAATTTTATACGCAACGATATGAGCGTAAGTCTAATATCAATCTAAACGTTGAACAGTGGGCTGCAGATGGACTCATTGAATCATATGGGGTGTCACAGTGCTACGATTTGCTAGAGTATTACTTTAGTATTGCACAGGACCCTAACTGGAATTACTTTGCATACAATGCAGAAAAAATTCTTAATGGTAAACTAGAAGTAGAAGAAGACATTAAACAAAGAGCAGAACTAAGATTAAAAGCGAAAGAGTGGTTAAGTGAATAATACAGAAGCTAAGGTAATATCTGCGGTACTTGAAGATAAGCAACTGCACGTATTACTACAGGCAAATGTAGAAACACTCATGAGAACTCATAATGATTTATGGAACTTCATTAGACTGTATGCAGAAAATAATGGAACAGTTCCACCAACATCATTAGTTGTAGAAAAGTTTAGAGACTTCACTCCTGTTGCAGGTGTTGGAGCAACAAAACATCACTTAGAAGAATTACAAACAGAATATCTTAATGATAGCCTAAAAGATATTTTGCGCTCTGCTGCTGGAGAAGTTCAGTCTGGACAAGGAGTTACAGCACTTGAAGAGCTAATTACAAAAACATCTGAATTAAAGAAAAACACTTCTGCTATTCGTGATATTGATGCAACAGATATTGATTCTGCAATTGCTTACTTTGAACAAGTAAAAGCAGATCAGGCTGCTGGACATAGAGGTATTAAGACTGGATTGCCAGGTTTTGATAACTATCTACCATCTGGAATCATGCCAGGACAACTAGGAGTATTCCTTGCATACCCAGGTATTGGAAAGTCATGGATGGCTCTATACTTTGCAGTGCAAGCATGGAAGCAAGGCAAGACACCATTAATCATATCCCTTGAAATGAGCGAGACAGAAGTTCGTAATAGAGCATACACAATTATGGGAGAGGGCCTATGGTCACATCGTAAATTATCAAATGGTGAAGTAGAACTTGAAATGATGAAGAAGTGGCATGCATCTAAATTAGATGGTCGTCCACCATTTCACATTATCTCAAATGATAGTGGTGGAGAAGTAACACCATCAGTTATTCGTGGAAAGATTGACCAGTACAAGCCTGACTTCGTTGTAGTAGATTATCTTCAACTTATGAATCCAAATCAAAAGGCAGATAATGAAACGGTAAAGATGAAAAATCTTTCTCGTGAGCTAAAGCTAATGGCTATTAGTGAAGAGGTTCCTATTATTGCTATCTCCTCTGCTACACCAGATGACGTTAAAGACCTTTCTACAGTGCCTACATTGGCTCAAACTGCATGGTCTAGACAGATTGCTTATGATGCTGACTGGGTGCTTGCATTAGGTCGTGGAACAAACTCTGACATTATTGAATGTGCATTTAGAAAGAACCGTAATGGTTTTATGGGAGACTTCTTGGTGCAGTGTGATTTTGATAAAGGTTATTACAGATACAAGGATTTTGAAGATGGCAAGTAAAGATATATATTCAGAAGATCAAATTCGTCGTGTGCTAAATGGTGCAGGCATTGACATTGAAGCAGAGTTTGGCTCTGACTTTATTATCTTTTGTCCTTATCACAATAATAATAGAACACCTGCAGGAGAAGTTTCAAAAGAATCTGGATTGTTCTTTTGCTTTGGCTGTCAAGTAACTAAAAATCTAGTTGAACTAATTATGTTTATGTCAAATAGAACATACTTTGAGGCAGTTCGCTATATTAAAAGCAAAGAGCAAGAATTAAATATATCTTCTGTAATTGATAAAGCTTTATATGCTCCAGCAGATTTTGTTCAGTATGATGAACTACTAATTAAAAGATTAAATAATCAGGCACTTGAATCACCAAGGGCAATGAGATATTTTGAAGGTCGCAGCATTACAAAAGATTCTGTGATAAAATTTAATCTAGGCTATTCAGAAAAACAAGATTCAGTCACAATACCAATGGCCACTCCAGACGGAATGTGTATTGGTTTTGTTGCAAGAACAGTTGAAGGTAAAGATTTTAAAAATACTCCAGGACTTCCAAAGAGTAAAATTCTTTTTAACTTGCACAGAGTTAAAACATCAACAACAGTCTATGTAGTTGAATCATCATTTGATGCTATCAGACTGGATCAAGTAGGTTTCCCAGCAGTTGCAACACTGGGTGCTAACGTATCTGTATCACAGATTAAACTGTTAGAAAAGTACTTCAACAATGTTGTGCTTGTTGCAGATAATGATGAGGCTGGATCTATCATGAAAGATAAACTAGTTGAAAAACTAGGCCACCTTGTTACAGTAATACAGCTAGATAAAAAATATAAAGACATAGGCGACATGGATGATGAGGCAATTAAAAGGTTGGAGTTCCAGTTTGACAATTCAATCATCGCCATGCTAAAATAAAACATAACAAACATATAGGAGAAAATAAAATGGCTATTGTAAAGGGACTAAAAAATATCAACGCATTGGTAGATAAGCCCAAGTATGAAGGCACAGGCAGCAAGGTTCGTTGGC